TTTATCCAACAAAAGTATTACTAAATAAATAGCTGACAAAGCCAATAAAGAGAAAGTCGAGATTACTCCGAGTTTGAAACCAACTAAGTTACCTTTAATCGCCAGTTCTTTGCTCTCTAAAGACCTTATTCGAGTTTTTAGTGCTTGAATCTCTTGCACCTGAGGACAGCCTTTTTCGTGAGCCTCCCTCAGATTCTGAAGCTCAGCCATAACCATCTGAAATTCATGATCCCCCACAACTACCCATAGCAAGACGGATACCAGTTAATGCTCCCGCACTGGAGTTAGTAAAGCCACCTTTATATTTAAACGGTGTCCCTGAGTAGTAGGTTCCTTCGTAGTTGACTACATGCCCCCGAGCGGTAGACGCTGGATTATTAATCTTTATACACAGCGAAGATTCGTTATCGCTAGAGGAGACAATATTCTCCATTAGTTTTGCGCTAGTACCAGGGAAGGCACCATCGTAACTGGGGGAGGTGCTACCTAGTTGAAATTTCTCAAAGCTCCAAAAATACCCAGTGGTGTCATATGCTCCCGCGATTTTCATCAAAGCGGTAATAGTTTGGTTGGATAAAGAAGTGGCGATAATATTATCAACCTTAATCCAAAACTCATTGTAAGTTCCGTTAGTCCACTCCACATCAAAACTAGCATCAGCTGTACCAGAGCCTACCTCAAGCAGCTTAAGTCCAGGTGTGTCCCAATCAATATCATTATCAGCTGGAGTAGCTGTCCTGGTAACGGCACTCAATCCTCCAAGGTCATAGTCGATCTTCCTGGATGAGTTGTGTGTATCTTGAATCGTAAAAGTACTGTCTTCTAAAGTTAAAACAGGAAGAACAATAGTTTTATTCTCTAAAGTCTGAGTTAAATCATTACCTGTGATAGTGAAATTAGAATTTGGCACAGTCACTGTTCTAGTAGTGCTTGTAGAAATACCAGATAAATCAAGAGCTACTCGTTTAGAGGTATCTGATCCATCAGCTAAGTCATTAACTGTAGTATTCCAGAAATCCTGCCAACTTATAATTGTGCCATTGTTGCTAAGTGTTTTCTGAGCATCCGCACCAATAACCGGAACTGCTGTACTCAAAGCTTGAGCTTGCAAAGCTGCCATAGTGGCTATTTGAGTTGTGTTTGTACCTAGAGAAGCCGTAGGAGCAGTCGGCACACCAGTTAAAGCAGGACTAGCTAGATTAGCTTTTAGAGCTAGACCAGCGAAGACAAAAGCAGTAGTCGCACCTTTCGTAGTATTGTCGCCTAAAGTTTGAGTCTGTAGTGTTACATTCGAACCAGTTAAATCTGTATTTGTAGCATTCACATCTAAGGTAGTGCCAGCAATCGTAGTCGTCGTAGCCGTCAGATCCAGCGCCGTAACCGCATCAATAGTTATGTTTGTCGAGTCGATATCAGTAGCTGTGCCCGTCATCGTAACATCGCTGAAAGTAGGCGAAGTGAAGACTTGCAGAACATTCGTTACGTCTTGATTTGCCGTACCAGTGCCAACGCCTGTTAGCTTAAATCCTGCGAAAGGTATATTGGCTGTTACAATTTGCTGCCCATCTTTCATTATACAAGTCGATAAGGCTGTAGCAATGTCTACTAAAATAGCATTGTAGTCAGAGGCTAGAATAAGCTCATCTGTGATAGCTGGGTAGTAAGGACTTGGTGGAGAATATACTCCAGATCCGCTTAAAGGCATTACTGTACTCCTTGTTGATCAGGCATTGCTTTATCGAAGTTAGCACTTACTGAAGCATTAGTGCCTAGCATTGTTGAGATTACGTTGGCAGCTGTTTTGTTGAAGTGAGGCTGCTTTCCTAAAAGTACTAAATTCAGTGCTCCATCTGGACTGGTCAAAAGCTTATCCATAGTCGATATAGCATCTTTCTCAAGCGCTCTGCCCCAGGCTAAAAGAGGCTGTCTAAGTGGCATTAAAATACTAATTACAGAAGCATGCTTGCCGATACCTTCATCTGCTATATCTTTAACAGCCCCAGTAGCTGAAAGCTCTTGTGGTCGTCTGGAAGCTTTGGCGACTATCTTCATGAAGTTCTTAAAGCCTTTTGCATATGCTTTAGGATCTTCTACTTTCAGACTACGACCCAATCCTTCAAGCATTTCTTCAGTACCTTTTGTAGCCCTAGTCAATGTTTGAGGAGCACCAAGCGCACCAGTGATCTTAGCTGCTACATCAGGAGGAAGACGGTCGTTTGCATTCTCAAAGGCGTCAGTTATCTTTGTGCTTAAATGCGTCTTAATTATATCTTGGAAAGTCTCAGAATCGTCAGCTTTGGCAAACATCCTTTCCAGCTTGTAGATCTCGGATGCTTTCTGCTTCACTCCTGGCAAAGTACCTTCTTTTAAAATAGCTTGTAATTGGGCTGCAGGAGCTTCTTTATCTACGGCAGCTCCGGCCCTTCCAGCTAGACGACCAGTTAAATCTTTCATTGCTGGATTGCGAACAGTATCTGTAAACTCTTTATACTTCGCATTCGCTAATCTATAAGGCTCAAGAACATCCCCCAGTTCCTCATGTACTTCACCAATCTCTCTTTTCAAGAATTTAGCAGCTGACTCAGTAACACCTTTTTTAGATAAATTTTCATGAGTTAAGCTACCAGATAAATCTCTTAAAGTCCTATTAATCATAGTAGCTTTAGTTAAGAACTTTTTCCCAGGCTTCAAGCGAGTCATCAGTTTAGTAAGCAGCTTGTATTCACTATCTTGCGACGAGTAGTGCTTCCTCATGCCTTTGATCTTTTTGTACTGTCCTACAACAAGGTCTACAGGTACTTCGTTGCTCATGCCTGGTTTCAGAGCTTTATTGAAAGTTTCTTCCCATATCTGAGTTCTTTGCTTATCCAAATCTCTCATAACCTTGGTGGCTGCATTTTGAGTAAGATTTGCTAAAGCTCGTTTAGGTCTTTGCTCTCCTGGTAATTTCATCAATTGATTCTCAGCGGCTATACTAATTGCTGCAGGCTGCTGCCTCAGCTGCTTAACAACTTCTTTACCATGCGGCGATTGAGCTACTGCTTTGGTCCCTACGTCTATATTGGATGGTTTGTCCATAGCTTGGCTCAGGTTCAGAGGGACTCCTTCTTTCTGAGCCTTCCGCATTGTACGACCTGCTTTGATTACATCTTCTTCATCAGTCCCTTCCATCATAAAGCGAGCTAGAGCTGCACGATTATTCGGATCTATTGTAGTCAAGGAAGTCAGACCACCGCCAGCTAAACCACCGAGAATTCGAGAGAGTGGGGAGTCATCAATCTGCGCAGCTCCTTCCGCTCCAATACCAGCTCCAGAACCTACAAACATTTTAGTAGCCATTGAACCTGGGCCAGCCATAGCTCCTATAGCCGATGCACCTATGTTTGCGGCTGTTTGACCTAACTGAGTCTTTGGCTCTAGCGGTGTCATTAATTCTCGTGCTAGATCTACACCAGCCCCAGCACCAGGTATTGGAGTAGTTAGAAGGTCGGGTACATATTCAGAATCTTTAAGCTTTTCTTGAAGCCATTGACCAGCATCCAAAGCTAAGGAAGGTAGAGCAAATAAGCCGCCACGAACTGCCTTGTCGACAATAGACGCGCCTTCCATAGCTACTTCACCAAGCTGATCTAGAGTCGATGGATTAGCGCCTACAGGAACCGCTTGCACCGCTGCTTGCTCTTTAGCCGCAATCTCTGCCTGCTGCCTCTCAGTCTCTTGCTTCAAAAAAGTCAACTGCTCCATAGAGGGATTATCTCCAATAGAGACTTCTCGACCATCAGGTAGCTCGTAAACTCTTTCCATTACTGTCCTTTCTTCGCTCGTTCAGCAGCTTCTGCCATTAACTCATCCAAGGTTACTTTCTTCTTGCGAGTTTGCCCTACATCTACAAAGCCAGGTTCTCCAGGCCTCTCATTATATGCCCTACCTTTAGAGTTTGGCAGATCAAACGATTCGTGCCCATCAGCTTTAGCTTGCTGTACTACAGAATCACCATACTGAAGCCCTAGCATAAGCTTATTCCTAGCAGACTCAAGCATAGCTATAATAGCTTCAGGTTCCATAGAAATTTCACCACCTTCGATCTGCTTCATATACTTCATTTCTTCTACAGTATCACTACCTCCTAGAAGCTCCATATTTCCAATAACGTTCCTACCTACCTCAGATGTGAATTGCTCTGTTCTGGCTGCTTTAGCCGCATCTGACCCGAAGATAGCTCTAGAAGCTTTGTTCAATGTCATACCTGTATTAGCCCAAGTTCCTGCAAAAATTCCTTGCTTGGCTAAGGCGAGCGCATTGTCGATAGCCTGAATAGAAGCTACTCGCTTAGGTCTGTCCATTCTTTGCTGATGTATTTCTTGTGCACTCAGTTTACCACTTTCTTTGCGAAAGGCACTTTCAGACACTGTAGGTGCAGGGCCGTTTATTGTATTGTTTATGGTAGTCCCGCCACCGCCCATAGCTTTCCAGCCAACTTTATCGTTACCCTGAATCCTTGAACCGTCAGGTAGAGTCCTTACCTGCATACCTGTATTTAAGTCAGCTACCTTCCCTGTATCTTTATTGATTATAGCACTTCCTGGAGTAAAGGCTTGCAGTTCAGGAGCCTTAGCATCGAACATAGCTGGATTACCGCCACTGGCCAGTACACTCGCACTTGTAGCATGTTTAGCTAGATCTCTTGGAGTCAGCTGACCTTTCTGTGCCTGCATCATTTGTTTGTTTAGATGGTCTTGAGCATTTTGTCCATAGGCTTGCACACCTGGATGCTGATTAGCCATAGCATCTGCAATAGCTTGCTGCATATTCCCAGGAGTATTCACCATTTGAGGCGAGCCATCTGGATTCGGAGCAAGCGCACTTGAAGGATTCGAGCTTCCTTGAGCAGTTTGCTGGAATTGCTGAATACCTTGTACAAGATCATTCTTTTGCTGAGTGGTCAGCTTCTCCATCATCTTCCTGGCTTCTTTCTCTTTTTTCTTTGAAGAATAGCCTGAGATAAGTTTAGAAAATTCAGCTAAAGGGCTCACAACAGAGCGAGCTGTTCCATAGTTACGTGCAGGTGCATGAGATAAAGCTTCTAAGATACCGGCTTGTCTCTGCTTAGAGTCGATTTCATCAATCTGCACTCCATAAGGTATTGGTGTTCCATTGGCTGTCATCGGCATGTCTTTAATCCTAGAAAAGGCTAAATATCGAACTAGCTAAAGTACCTGCGCCAGCTATAGTATTGTTTAAATTCCCTACTCTTGCGGCTGCGTTTCCTACATCGCCTCTGTAGCTATCGTAGACATTCTGGGAGAGATTCGTTGGAGCTACAGAAGCCCCACCACCTGCGCCTACATTAAAGTAGTTCGCTGGTAAAGAAGCGCCTTTAGCACTATTTGCTAAATCTTGCACCCTAGAGATTTCGTCCAAGGCCTGCATACGCTCGCCTGCATAAGCACCTTGATCCAGATTAAACATAGCACTAGCAATAGCAGGTATAGCGGCTTCTCTTTTAATCTGACCTTCTTGAGTGCCTAGAGCATTGTTTATACCTGATGTAGCCAGGTTGTTAGCTAAGGAAGCCTCTTTACCTGTTTGATCCCTCAAATAATTAGCCTCTCCAACTCCCTGCTGCCTAGAAGCCATTTCCATACCAAACAGCTTCTGCATAGCATCCAAACTCAAGGTATTCGCTGTATTCGAAGCAGATGTATAGGCATCATTCTCATCCCTGCCGAAATTAGCCATCTCCCTATCGTAGGCGTCAGACCCTTGAGTAATCCCTTGATTCGCCAACTGCGTCTCTAGATCATGCCTGCCTTGTTGAAATCTAGGATCGAGACGACTCGTAGACTGACCATATAAAGAGTCAGCAACTGATTGTCTAGTAGCCTCATTAGCAGTGGGAGCTGGTGATACATTATCGTAGTTGAGATCAGTGCCATATAAGTTCTCCAAGCGAGCTGTCTGATCATTAGCTAAATTTATATTCCCTTTAGCTGCGCCAACAGCTTGATTAGTTAATCCATTGATATCTACTAAACCACTCTCAAGCTGACTTTTGTAGAAGTTTGCTTGATCTGGCCCAGGAGATTGACCCATACTATTTGCGAATACGTTCTCAGCATTAGCAGTCAAGTCCTGAACACCTGATCGGAATCTAGATTCATCCCTAATAGCTGCATTCAGATTGTTGTTGACGCGAGGGTCTAGCTTTGTGTTTTGCGTCCAGACATTAGAATTGTTCGGGTCGCGAGTCCAGTATTGAGAACCATACGGATTCTGCTGATTGAACCGATTCATCTCGGTTTGCGCTTCAGAAGTACGTATATTTGCGCCCGCCTGAGCATCAGCTACTGCATAAGGATCTGGAGGAGCAACACTACCAGGGCCTGAATCGTTCAAGCCTAAAATACCGCCAACACTACTGAAAAAGCCCATTTTGAATTCCTCTTAGATTGTGCTTAGTATAGATAACTTTTTAAGGAAAGGCAAGAGCGCAGACCACTATCCAAAGATATTACCATCTTGCAGAATATAGTCTGTTGCGTACCAACTTACTTCTGAGTCTGTACCTTCAATCTTCATATTTAGTGAAAACCATCTACCTGGATCATTCGGCACTGTTCGCCACTCTGTACTAATCACGGCACCTGCCCAGGAATTTTGATCAAACCTAGCCGAATCCCATCGACTTATATTCGCCGCTATATCTGGCTGCACATACAAAAGAGTATCTACAGAAAAATCAGTGTCGAAGCCAAGACTCATTGTAATGCTTTTCGTGATCTCCACCAGTGGTCTGATCATCTTCACATGCTTTTCTCTTGAAGGCTTCCTCAGTGTGTTGAAGGATTGCTTCGTTGTACCGATCGTAGCTGCCCCATCATCGCTGCCACCAGTCCAAGCCTCAAACAAAAGATTATGCCTTGCAAAGTAGAGCTTATTCTCATGCAGTCCCCAAGCTTCAGCTGCCATGTTTGTAAACCTAGCCCAAGACTTATTCGTTGTATTCATCACGAACTGGTAGGAGTAGATAAGGTTCAGAGAGTCGTTCGACTTAAAGGGAACATTTATCAAGAGCATTGTAGCGGCTGGAAAGAACTCAATCTGCCAGCCATAGAGATCAGGGCTAAGAGCGGTGAAGGCTTGAATAGCTGGCTGAATCTTGTAGCTAATAGCCGCAGTCTCGTCAGAGGTAGCAAAGCCTAGAGCCTTACTCAGCGGATAAACTCCTTGCACACTCAAGTAGATAACATCGCCACCCAGCTTAACTGTACATCTACCTGACAAAGGTCGACCTAAATTATAAACTCCAACGAGTGCCCAATTAGCAGCTACTGCTGGGTCGGTTCCTTGGTAGATCGCTGCTTCACCTTCGCTGGTTATAAAGACAAAGTAGTCATCTATTCCATCACCACCATCTATAGACCAGCCTTCGAAATTAGTTAGATACCCACCTTTCTGAAAAATAGCTCCTAGAGGGAAAGTACTTACAGCACCAGCTACCGAATTCACTGGCAAAAAGCCAAAGCTCAAGGAATCATTCAAGAGAAACATCAGCCTAGTCTTGAACAGCGTAACATTCTTGATGTCGGAAGAAGTAACACCTGTCAAAGCTGGCGAAGAAGCTCCATCAAGCACAGTCCAAGAAGAACCATCAAAGTATCTAGACTTATCTACTCCATTGCAGCACCATAGAAAGTTACCACCAGATGTAGCAATATTGGTAGACTCCCAACCGCCAAAAGTGGCTGCAGAAGATACACTGGAGAGACTTCCACCTGCGGTAGCGTCGTAGATACCAGACTGATCGCCAACAAAAAGAGTATTATCTCCTGGAGCTGTGTAGCTCATTATAGATCGAATATCGTGCGGATCTGCTGCACCTGGATCATCTACAGGCGTATTGCCATGAGAGACGAAGCCTTTCCGAAGCTGAACATCCACAGGAGTCGGCCACATATCATCCATGAAAAGAGCATCTTCAGGTGGCATTCTAGAGATAGGCGAGATGACGTTCCAGCCACCAGTTGGAGCTGCTACAGACAGCTCTCTAGAAGGTGATTTGTTTTGCTGCGCAAATATAGCTTTTCTCATTATAAAGGCCAGGAGCTGTCGGGAATGATTATACCTGGTATCCGATCCCTCGGTCCAGAATCCATATGTAGATCAGGTTTAACGCCATCAACTCCTTCAAACTTCTGCAAGACCCTTTCATAGTCTCTCATTTCTTCAGAGTATGGTAAACCTTTTTCACGCTTCCAGAGCATCCTCAAGCCTCTAATCAAGATGGATTCATCTAAAGCAAAAGTATCTGAGTCTGCAGTGAAATTGCGCTTCCAATCTGTCGTGGAGCTGTCATAAACCAAGTAAGAAGAGGTGTACTCAAAAGCTATAGATTCACTAGCGCCGAGTGCTGGATAGATAAAGAGCTTCCCACCTTTAATACGGAAGCTATGATAGGCTGAAGTATAGACAACGGCTTGAGCATGCTGCCATTCTTCTGGTGTTAGTGGACCAGTTATAGGAAGCTTGGATGTCCGGTTAAACATCGTATCTGTGAGAACTTCAATATATCCTGGAGCCAGCGTCTCTAAAAAGCCTTGATCTTCTGCAGCTACAGAACTAAAAGTAGCTTCTCTGTTCTGCTTAGTCCAGTTGGCTCTAGTAATCGAAACATCCTCAAGAATCTCTTCCAGCAGTCCCCACATCTGCAGAACTTGTTTGTTGGAAGTGCTCACAACACTCCCTGGGATACTTAATCCTGTTCTTTTGCTGAATTCTTGCACTACTGATAGAAGAGACATTATTTAATCTTCCTTTAAAAGGGCAGCCTTTTCTGCTACTTCTTGCAAATTCTCTGGAATAGGTTGCTGATTTGTGTAAAGTACTGCTTTATTTTTCAAAGCTCTAGCACCTGGCCCGAGACGTGCAATCGTATCTTCATTCGCCAGAGCTAGTTCCTCTATCGTAGAGATACGAGCGGCTTCTATGGCAGCCAAGACGTTGGGTGTTACGTGTTTCCAAGTGCTTAGAGGTGTACCAAAAGTGGGGGCAGGGGTTCCTTTCTTCCATGCATCATACTGCTCTTGTAACATAACCACCCATTCTGCAGGAAATCTTTTCTTACGCGCTTCCATACGAATGTAGCTTAGCCAAGGCACTGCTTCTAACTCAATACAATCCTTAGATCCAGGAGGGCTTACATAAACGTAGTCTACAGGTCTGCCTACAAAAGAACCTTTCTCTAATGTGGCGTCTCTGTTTTCAAGTATCTTTTCTTTAAATTTAACCTGTGGTGGTAGATCCTGCGCGAGTGCTTCCATATCTATGCTCCTTTAAAGTAAGTTCCTCACTCTGATCATTTTACCCAAAAGAGGATGAAAAGAGTGAGGAGGGGCTCCCTGCCGGGGATTAGTCTTCTGACTGAGAGTTAGCTGATGGGTATGCTATTTGAGCAACAGCAAAACCAGTAGCTGGTGTATTAACCGCAGTTTTGAATACAGCATTATCAATTTGCGTATTGACCACATCTGCATCGTCTGTTTGACCAGCCGTTGATGTCACATATACCATACCGTTAGCAGCAACCGTAGCGGTCTTGAGAACGGCTGCGCCACAGATCTGGAACCAGCCCCACTCACCTGCCGTAATAGCTGCCATGGCCACAGCAACCGGCCCTTTACTAGCAGCTACAGTCCGAGCAGTCGTACCTGCATAAGTGTCATACACAACAGTATTGCCTGCAATCATAGATGCTACACCAGGCAAGTAGATGAAAGTACCATAACCATAGTCGGGATCAAAAGCTTCTGCGCACAGACCTATCTCATGCTTCTGTGTATCAGAGACTTCATCAATTTTCTGCAGGCCGACAAACCCGCCTCTCCAAGAATAACTCATCTTTATTTCTCCAGTTTAATATTAAATACGTCCCAAGTATATTTCTATACTACGTCCGTGTTTTAGGCTTTCAGAACACCTTGCAAATCGCGATTGCTGACTGTCAAATTACCCATCCAGATGATAGGAGTTACGACAGCATCTTGATCTATCGGACGTGCATCTGATAGTTCTGTAAGATTAGCATCAGGATGTGCATAGAGTTTGAGATAATCTGTATTCAAGAAATACATATGAGCATCTGGAATACCGCTACCACCATCAAAGATTACGTCAGCACCTTTATACTTCATAGATACAAACCCGCCATCTGCTTTGGTTTCATCAGTATAGCGTTTAATTGCTACTTGGCTTGTTTCATAAAACTCGAAGTAGTCGTTGGAGCTTACAATCAAATCAGGCTGATCATCACCACGAGTCAACTCAAGCCAAAGAGGAAGCATTAAGCTTTCAATGGTCGTCGCTGAAGGAGTAATCGCACCGCCACCGCCTAAAGGAGCTGCAGCTGATTGCACTGTGTTTTTCCAGAAAGTATACGTGGAAGAGTCGATACCACCAACAGTACCTGCACCAGCGTCCGCTACGAGTGCTTGCAAACCGTTGATCTGATTTGTTAAAGTACCTGCGCTATACATATCTACAGAAAAATTGTTCTTGAAGGTACGAATAGCATTTTTGACACGGGATTTAACCAGTTTGATAATGCGTGGTTTACCTTTGTTGATGCGCAGCTCTTTACCACTAGCAACAACATTTAAGGCAATTTGACGCCACTGGAATTCCGCAGCTGTAATTACATCAGATGCGCCAATATTCAATTTATCGTAGCCAGAATAGCGTTGGTACGTGGCATTCTCTGCGTAGTCCAGAGGCTCTACCAGAGTAGTACCGCCTTCTTCTGTCTCCATCTGACCTTTTTCCATCAAACGACGGTACAGGGCATTGTTTTTTGATACATTATCCGCAATGGATTTTTTGTGATTTCTGAACGTAGTTGATACCAGTTCAGTAAACACCGCATTAGGGCTTGGCATTGTAGTTCCTTTGTATGTTTAAGATTTAAGAAAACTTTCTAAGACTCACGTCTGTTCTCGATTTCGTCGAAAGCCTTGTTTAGTGTATCATCTATTGAACTTAAAGGTGCTGTTCTGCGCCCTGGCTGTCCTGTTGCTTTAACGTTGACTTGCATCAACTTTTTAGCCTTTCTCGCTCGTTCCAGCGATGCAGCTTTTCTTTCCTTCTCTTTCGTCGCTTCAATCTTCTTGAGTTCTAAATCCCTAGTTACTGGATTAGCCCAGATAGCCTTGGCATAAGCATCTTCCAGAGTTTTGGAAGTGCCCGCTTTTATAAGATCAGCGATATCGTTTGCTACTACATCAAAATGCTCATTCTTCGGATCAGCGGCAAAGGCAGCTATTTGAGTATTGATCTTCTCTCTTTCCTGACTTTGCACCGATTCCGCTTGATTATTCAATTGTGATTTTAAAGCATTTAGCTCGGAACGCAAGCCTTTTACTGCTTCATCCTCAAAGCTCAGATCATCGTCTTCTATCTTAACTCCATGATCCGCAGCTATTTGCTTAAAAGCCGCCAATTTCTGCTCATCTGTACCAGATCTAAGCATTGCATCCGCTCTCACCAAATCTGCTACATAAGGGAAAGGCGACTGATTTATGCTTTGTAAAGCTTCCAGGTGCGGATCCATGATGTTCTTAAAATTCTGACCTATCTGAGCATCGCCCTTGTAAGTGTCAATGCCCTTCATTATTTCAGCTTCTCTTTTCTCCACCTCTGCTTTAATTGTGGGGCTTAGTCCAGCCCATTCAGCGGCTGCTTCTTTTGTCCAAGTTGACGGCGGCTTGGAGTCCTCTGCATCTTTACTGTCTCCAGGGCTTTCTCCTTCGTCTTCTTCCACTTTAGGCTCTGCTTCATCATCAGAAGTTTCTTCTTCTCCTGAGTCTTCTTCATCTGTTTCTTCTTCTGCCTTTTCAGATCCTTCACTGCTAGCCTCATCTACAGCTCCATCTGTTTCGTCAACAGTTAAATCTAATGAAGTAGCTATCTCGTCAACAGCTCCATCCAAATCGAAATCGGCAGATCCCCCCGAACTCCCTTCACCTGCAGTTTCTTCGTCCATCAAAAATCTTTTAATATACATAATAAGCTCCTTTTCTCAGTTATTTACGATCTATCTGCGCTTCTGCACCCATTTCTACATCTTTGAACAACTGCTCCCTGGCGGTCGTAGGCATAGTCTCGATCACTCTATCTACGTCAGCATCCAGCTCTTTCTCAAACTTAGTATTAGAGTCTTTAACCATTCTTTTCTGCCCTTCGGTCTCACCTGGCTCAAGCACTCTGCATCCAGTTCTCTTTAAGTTCTCCAAGTGCTGCTTTTTACCCACCACCGGCTTACCTGTAACTGGGCAAGTATACTCTTTGTAGTCTCCATGCACAGCAGGTGCGCAAACCAAACGTATCATAGGTTCTTGGCATTTTTCGCAGTACTGAGGCTCCGAAAGATCCTTCATCTTAACAAATCTTTCTTCTTGTTCAAAGCATAGAGGGCAGCGATAATCGTGAACTGGCATGTCTTTTCCTTTTATTAAAATTTTAAAGTAGAATACTCATAATGGCTGCTATTTCATCTTCTTCTTCCATCTCTAGCTTATCGAGTTTCTCAGTAATCAAAGCCATAGCTGCTAGACCTTTCTTATCTTTCCTATCGCCTAAAGCTTCCCTTAACTTCTCAAGCTGTTCTGGCTCAAGCTTATTCGTTTTTACTTTAGCGCGAACCCTGGAAGTAATCTTCTTAGTTTGCTTTTCTTCACCTATCGAATCTATGAAAGCATTCAGCTCTCTAGTCGATTGTGCTTTAAGCGGGCTGTAGCCACCACCCCCAGAACCGCCCAATGTCGAGGGTACTGAGAGTCCAAGTAAAGGACTAGCAGCAAGGCAGGTGGAAGTTCCTTCAGAAGAGCCAACTGCTTTAGAAAGACTTTGCCCTACACCTACTGCTGTTGAACTACCTGTTGATGAACCTGCACCACCAAAAGCGGCTATAGCTGCTGCTGTCGAGCTACCAGTTGAAGAGCCTACTGACTTCAGCAAAGCAGCACCAACCGCCGTAGCTGTTGAAGTACCTGTGGAAGCTCCAGGACTCTCCGCGGTAGATGCACTTACACCGGATGCAGTTGAAGAGCCTGTTGAGGAGCCTATAGAGCCTGCACCTAGTTCCGTACCTACAGCAGAAGCCGTTGATGTACCTGTTGAGGAGCCTACAGAAGCATTCTGCCCTGTACCTACTCCCGATGCAGTAGCCGTTCCAGTTGAAGACCCTACGGCTTTCTTGAGTAAAGCTCCTACGCCAGAAACAGTGCTCGTTCCAGTAGAGCTAGCAGTAGCTTCGCTTGAAGCAGCGCCGTCAGCTAAAGCAGTACTGCTCCCTGTTGAAGATCCTACAGAATCGGTTTTAGCAGTACCTACACCACTAGCCGTTGAGGTGCCTGTACTTGAGCCTACAGAACCAGAAGCAGCACTAGCTTGTGTACTAATCCAAACCCTTCTAGAGACTAGACCATAGTAAGGGTCTACACCTACC